TAAGTCTTGAACATTCGCACATCCATATCTATAAAGGATTGTGCAGGAATTCCCGTCTCTAGGCTCATTCGTGCAATGAGGTAGGTCAGAGAATCCCTAGTCAGCCCAAAGGGAGGTCATCAAGAACTTCCACACGAACAAGCGTATCCAAGAACTCTGCGCCAAAAGGTTTGACAGTTTCTCCCGATCTACGGATGCATTCCCAGGCTAACCAATAAACGTCAGTCTGTTTTTCATCTTCACGGAAGGCTTTGTGTAAGCCTTTCTTTGCATAAATTTCAAAAGCATATTCTATTGCTGGTGTAATTTGGTGGACAGTATCGCTACCATCCACCCTTACTATTCTTAACTGTGCCATTTTAGCCCTTTTCTTTTAGTTGTTTAGAATGTGCCTGTTGTTGCTAAAGCAGTTGTGCTGTTGCAAGTAAAGGTAATGTCAAACATTGCTTCATCAGCCACTGCACCGTTGATGTCTGGAATGTTATCAACAAGGATTGTGCCTGTGTAAAGTTTGTTAGTTGCGCCTACTGATGCAACCTTATCCTGAATTGCAGAGAACGCTACGGTTGTGCCGTATGCAGCTTGCAGAGTAGCAAGGACTGAGCCTGCTGCTGTGTCATTCAAGAATGAAACTGTGATGGTGTCAGCTGAAAGTCCGGTAACGAACTTATGGGCTGTGTCTCCCATTGCAGTAACTTCTAATTGGTCTGCTTGGCGGTTCAGTGTGAAGGCTGTAACGTGATCTGATAGATCAACTGTTGCAATCTTAAAGCCAACTTTGTTGTTTAAGAAAATTGCCATTGTTTATTCCTCGTCTTTCTTGGCTGGTGCCTTTGGGGTGGATTCAATTTGACCAATCTTTTTCAGAAAAGCCAAATCCTCAGGTGTTAGATTATTGGTCATTTTTAACTCCAACTCGTAAGAATACTCAGACGTATTTCCGTCGTGAGAAGGTCTCCAGCTGTTGTATCAACTGATACCCCAGACACAGAGCCAATGTTATAGTTTAGCGAAGATGCCGCTAGTTTAGTAAATACGTCAACAATAAAATCTTCCATGCTTGCAAGCGAACCCTGGTTGTCAAGTAATGGCAAATAAAGTTTTAAGCGAAAGTTAGCCAGTGGTGCAATAGTTATATGCTGGTTATTGCTTGGCACAATATAAGGATCATCAGGTTCTACGACAACGCTGTTGGCCAGCGGTGAGGCAGGTGGAAAAGAAAATACCTGCCATACCGCCGGATTACTTAAAGCCGTTGCAATGGTAGAACGGAGAGTTGTAACGGCAACTGTCATCCGACTAGTCCACTTGGGTTTAAGTAATTCGCAATCAAACCACGAACTCTAGCAAGTAGTGTGTTGCCCATACGGTAAGGTGAAGGTGTAAAGCCATCCGGTGATACGCCACCAGCATTTGAAAGTTGTCTTGATTGCCAGATGTCAACAGCAATTAGGAGTGATGCTTCTCTAACTTCTGGAACTGTAGCAAAATCTATGTTAGTGCCAGCCGCTACTGTTGCGAACGGTTGGATTGGGTTCTTAACCTGATCTGCGCCTGTGGCTGCATAGGTTATGGAATAGTTATAAGCCGTCAAAGAATAGTTCTGATAGTTAAGGGCAGATACCTGGACTGCGCCGTTGATCTCAGTAATTGTCTTAGTGCCGTTAAATGGAGAACCGGCATTGGTAATAGTTACGCTCTGACCAACATACATGCCGTGTGGTTGTTGGAAGTAAAGTGTTGCAAAGTTATCTTGCAGGCTTCGAGCAGCTGCGTAATAGTTGTTAAACCATAAATGGCTTTTAATAATGTTCTCAGCGGCCTGTGCGCATTCTTCGACTACGTCATTGCTATAGAGAGAGCCTATGCCTAAAACGCTGCGCAGTTCGGCCTGTGTTACGTATGTTGCTGGCATGATTTCCTCTCTAATTAAAATTGAAGGGGCTAAGGGCTACAAAGCCCCTTCAACACTATTGCTAAGTGTGGGTTATGCAACCATCCACTTGTATGCGCCTGCTGCAACCTTAGATGCAATCGCGCCGTAACCGTAATAAGCCACGTTGATTTGACCTGAAGCAATTACTGCTGCTTCTAGTTTGAATTGTGGTGATTCATACCATGTGAATGAATCTGGGTTCACAATAACGATTGAGTCATCGCCTGTGCCTGAAAGGTTACGATCAACATAAAGGTTTAGACCGTTGATGTTACCGCGTAGTGATGTTGGTGCAGCGTTACCACCAGCGTTTTGTGGCTGGGTGGCAGTATAAATTGCACGATTGTTTCCATCAACAAGACCCATGATTGCGCCCCATTGTGCTGGAGACACGATGATGTTTTGTGCAAAGCCTAGTGTGCCTGAGTAGATAGATACTGCTCCATCTGCTACGAAGTCAAGAAGGTTAGCTGCTGACATTGTGCGGTTTCCACCGTCTGTTGCTGCTGTTGCAACTACGTTTGCTACGCGAGTGTCTGTTGCCTTTGCATATGCGAATTCCATGTTCTTAACAAGTTCAGCAAAAAACGCTGGGCTTGAACGATCTAGGATTTCTACTGAGAATGTCTGTTGTCCAGCAAACTTCTGAACTGCAACTGAAAGATATGCATCATCTAGATCAGTGTTTGAAGGTGTGCCAGCTTCAGCTGTAACTGTAACTGTTGGAACTTGTGCAATTTTAGGAATTTCAAAAGTCATTCCTGCATCTGGAAGAACGCCACGTGAGATTGCGTCAATAAATGGGCGATCTGCGTTTGCTAACGGGTTTATGACCTCTGTGAGCTGTCTCGTAGGTACGAGGCCGCTATTGTTTGTAGTGTTCGCAGCGGCTAGGAGATATTGACGTGCATCGTCATCGCCTAACTTTGCGCGAACTGTGTTCTCTAGGAATTTTTCCTTTGTGAACTCTAGGCGTGGTTCAGCGTAAAACGCTGCTGTTACTGTTGGGCGTGAGGCTTCAACCGCAGGGGTTTCTACTACAGCCTCAGGTGCTACGGCATCTGGAGTATCCAAGATGGCCTCACTTTCTGATTGTGGGATTTCGGTTAGTGCTTCATCTTCGGTTTCTGCCGCTGATGCTGCAACGCTAGTTACTGCTGCTGAGTCGAACGCAGCTGCTTGAACAAGACTTGTTTCAAATAGTCTTGCTGATTGAACATACAACACGCCGTTACGTGGTTGTGATGCTAAAACTTCGACTCCAACACTAAGCCCTGAACGAAGGCCGTCTGATGCTTCGATTAGTGAGTCTGTTCCGCGGCTAGTGTTGGAGACTTTGAATGATGCGTAAACACCGTCTGCTGTTTCATTGAAGGATACGGCTTTGCCGATTGGCTTCTTGGCATCGTGTTCTAATAATAGTTTTGACTTACCTGGTTCTGGAAGTTGGATTGAACCGCGTTCAAACACAACCGCGCCTACTGATGTTTGGCCAATTTCGCCATCGTAAGGCACAATTTTGCCAGAGATAATTCTACGGCCTTGATCGCACTCTATATCGCTACTGAAGGTTAATTGCATTTGTCGCACTCCCGTTTGGTGATAGATCTTCCATTGCCATTGCATCCTGAACTGTAATGAGTCCAAGTGCTAACATTTTTTCAATTACTAACAAGCGTTCCATTGAGTCAGCGCGTAAGAATCCGGTTTCTAAATCGAAACAAATTTTCTGGGTGGATGGCGTGATGTCATTCATTGACAGACGCGCTTCGATTGCTGAGATGAAAGGCTGTAGAGATAAAGACACGAATTGGCGGCGTTCATCTTGCACGTTTGCATAAGTCATGCTGTTGTTCATGTCTGCTGAGATGTAATACGCTGGCACGTTGCAAAGTCTTGCAATTTCGGTTGCCATGTATTGCTTTGCTTCATTTAGCATCATGTCTTTAGGTGAGAATGATGCAGGTTGAAATTCTAGTGTGCTTGTCAGATAAGCAGTGCTGCGGTTTTGACGGGCATTACGCCACGCAGCTAGTAAGCCTTGCACTTCATTCTCGCCAAGGTCTGCGCCTGTGTTCTTTAGAACGCCGGAAGGCATTGGAGTTGCTGCTGCTATTGAAGATGCACGATCTAAGTCAAGTGCAGCAGTTAAACTGCGTGCGCCTGTTTGCAAAATGCCGTCAGTCATGCTTTGGAATGTTACAAGCGAATTTAGACCAGACATTGGTCGCATTGCGCCATCTACTTGATAGCCTTCAATAAATGTATTTGTCTTGTTGTATTTAGGAATGACGCGAGAGTTAGCAACCCAGTTAAATCTTGCTGGGTAACCATTGTCTGCATACACTTCGGTAATTTCCCAATAAGCCACGCCAAAGAATAAAAGTGAATCTACTGTGTATGCCATTGTTACTGCATACGGTTGGTTCTGTGATGGTTGATCCATCCAAGGCAATTTAGGCAGGTATTCGTCAGTGCGCTTTAATTCTAATTTTAATTCCATTGCGCCAATAGTGTTGCAAATAAGATTTCTGCATCTACTGACTGCTGGGATTGACATCGCTGATATGCGATCTATTGAAAGTAAGTTGTAAGGGATTTGGTATTGGTAAGTGTCGGCCATTACCGGTGGTGCATACTGCGCTTCAATTACTGCTGGCTTGCTAAAGCGAGAGAATAAACCCATACACCAACCTTACCCTAGTTGGCAAGTATTGTCTCATTATTCGAAACGCGTGTCAAACATATATTTGAGGTGTTGATTGCGGTTTTGTCAAGTAGTGAACAATCATCGCTGAGCAGATCGCGCTAGTTACGTCTCCTGCTGACTTGCGTCTGACTATTCGCCATCCTGCGTCATTTGTTTTAGCACCCACCGAGAACCAGGATTCTGTCAGCTCTTTCTGGCCGGAATGAACCAAGCGAACATTTACAAAGGCATCCAATATCTCACCGCAAGCCTGGTAGAAAGATTGGCCTGAGCAATCCTCTAATTTTTGCCCTGATTGCTGCAATCTTTGAGCAATAGAAGCTGTGGCGTATTTGTCATACATAATTACACGAGGTTTAAACTTTTGCGCCCATGCGTGGACATCTGCCGCCATCTTTAGATCGTCAATAGCCACATCGCTAGTCCAAAGCTGCATAAGGCCAAGTTCTATCTTTCCTGTGGCCTGATTGAGTTTTCCGGCTAATAATGCGCCAGAGCGTTTTGACGGTGAAACGTCTATGGCAAACACGATATTGCCGCCAGGAGTAATTTGGAGTGTCGAGTCAGAAGTATCGCTAATCATCTGAGTTGTAAATGGTGAGGACATACTATCAACCCACTGGCAAAGCATTTCAGTTCTTGTGTTGTTAATTGGGTTTGTTGCTACTGCTTCTTCCAGCGTCTCCTCGTCAATGAGCTTGCCCAAAGAAGGATTAGCCATAGCCCAGGCATTACGATCATCAACCTTGCAATGCGGCGGCGCACTATATTCATACCAACCAAGTGTAGGCGATGGATATGACAAAGCACGTTCTCGCAAGTCATTTAACACGATTGAATAAGCATCTCCGGCATTTGAGCAAACTAAAGTCTGGCCACCAGTAGCGCGAGTTGTTGGTCTAGCCGCTTTCCAGCCTTCTTCCGATATTTCACGCAGCTCATCTATAAATAGAAAGTTAGCAGTAAGTCCACGTGAGCCGTCTCGCGTTGCAGCTACGATCTGATAGCGATTGCCTTTCAGAGTAGTGATTGACTCCTGGCCGTTGGCATATCTAATCTGCTTTACCTGATCCTTAAGAAAATCATTATCAAGAATTGCATTTGCAACTTGCCTAAAGGTATCTAAGGCCATATTCCGGTTCGATGACATTCCAATAACCATTTTGCTATCCCATAAAAACAGATGAGCCAGGATAAGCATACGAGCTAGGTGAGTCTTGCCATTCTGACGTGCAATGAGCAATCCCATCGTCTTGCGCCGGAAATCACCCTTAGCATCAACTCGCAACATGTCCTCTAGCACTAAACGCTGCCAATCAAGTAGCGGCATACCTATTTTGTCAGCTAGATCAGAGACTTCATCAACCCTAGATGCGCCTTTTAGGAAAGGTGTGCATATGCGTGGTTTTACCGCACCCACAAGCGGTTTTTTCTTTAGCCCCCTGGTCGGCGGTTTGGCTTTGGTAGTCATCAGTTAATGACGGGTGTGGTTTCGGTTACAAACGGGTTCTTAGGAATGACTGAGGCTGCTCTTGGAGAGAGATTGCCTTGAAAGACAGGGGGGCCTCTC